AGATCCAGATAACATCTAACAAAAACCACATAGCAAACTAGGCCGCGCTTGCGGCCTTTTTTTTTAGTAACTCAGCGCTGCTTGATCTTCTCTTGCAGTTTCTTCTGGATCTTCTTCGTAATCGTTTAACCAGTGTCCATACGTTGCCGTCGTGGTGACAGTGTTGCTGTGGCCCAGGTTGTTCGACACTTTCCAGATGCCATCCTTTGTGCTGCCTTTTAAAGCCAGCTGAGCGGAGGCATAGTAGTGCCTTAGTTCGTGCCAGGTAATACGAGGAACACCGGCTGTAGCGGCTGCTTTGGCCAGCTTTTTGATGAACATCGAGGGATGTATTGAATGGCCGCGCGTGTCTTGCCAGATCAGATCTTCTTTCGGCGGCTTGCCCTGGCGCATGTATTCTTCTTGCAGCGCCTTGACAACTACCGGCGCAAAGCGCAGCTTTCTTTTTGACTTAACAGTTTTAGTCTTGTTGATTTGATGATACCGATCGATACCTTTGTCTACCGAAACGGATCTTAAATCAAAGTCTACGTCGTTCCAGGTCAGTGCTCTCTGTTCGCCCTGGCGCAATCCGGTTTGTGCTGCAAAGAAAGCAGCTAGTCGCCAGTTACATTTTTTGTAACCATTCAGCTGATTGCTATTGCCGGTCGGTAGGTGCTCGAGGATCTGCTCAACAATGTTGCGCTGCACTCTCTCGATCTTGTCTGACTTTGTGTTCTCCTTGCCGCCGCTCTTTGGTCGTGTGTCACGAAATATGTTGTGATCGGCATAACCAGCCAGGACACAAAACGAATTGAAATGCGTGTAGCTGGCCCAATAATTTTTTACAGTTTTTAAGACTCTGTTTTTCTGTGTTGCCGGAACGATCCATTCATAAACTTGCGCCGGGTTGCTGTAAAATTCTAGCGCCGTCATGTCACCCACTTTCTTGCCATCGATCTTGATGTTGAGAAAGAAGTTCATATCGCGCATCGAGTTCTCAAAACTATGCTCCCGGAGTTCCCCGGTCTTGATGCTGTCACGTCTGACTTTTTTGTAGCAGCAATTCTTGTCGGGTTGATGCTGGCCGCAATCAAAAATCTTACGCAGTGTTTTGCCAGCCTTGCCGGACGTGTGCATTGTAAAATTTTCTGAGATCTCAGCTGCGTAATTTAGCGCCTCCTCTTTTGTTGCAAACCACTTCTGTTCCAGGCCATGTTTTCTAGCATCAACAACGTGCGGTTTTTTAGATCCTTTTCTGGCTGCACTTGGATAGTAGCGAATAAGTTTGTGTGTTTCTTCTTTTGTCAGCATTGCACCCCCCTACAAATATATAGAGGGGTCAGTATCGACACACTGATTGATACCGCGCCGGATCAATTCAAGCTGCGCTTGTGACAATACTATTTTTTGATTCTTGTTTGTATGCACGACCATGCTTGTTGTATTTGTTGTCAGATCGTACAGCTGCTTTAGTTGTTGCGATTTCTCACCGCTGCTCTCAATAACTTTTTCCATATTGAACCTCCACATTCTTTAGGAAACTTGATTGTAATTGCATTGATAATGACTCAATGAGTCAACAATGTCAAACAAGCTTGTGGCATTTTTTGTGGCAATATGCAGCTGTTTCAGCGTAAGTTATTGTAATATATAGAAATTTTTGGTGCGGGTGATAGGACTTGAAAATTCACTCCGAGTGCAAACTGGTGCAAATACACGCAAATATATGCAAGTTAATGCAAACAAAAGTGATTCCTATTTGCATCTAGTTGCATGGGTTTGCATCTATTTTGTGGCAATTTTGTGGCAATCACACCATATCCAGGGCAGTGTCTTTGACGTGTGCGTTCCTGGTTGTCCAGCCTCGACCATAGTGTTTGAACGTCGATAAACCCTCCAGAAAATCTTGCCGCAGATCGTGCATCTCATCGATGATTTGTTTAGAATCTTTCTGCTCTACAGCTGCCACTGTCTTAGGCCCAATCGCTCCATCTTTGGTTGCAGATACAATTCCTTGCAGCGCTTTTGCTGCCCTGGACACACCGCTATTTACACAGAAATCAAACGTCGTCCAATCGACTCCACTTGGTAGCTCGTCACCCTTGATGCGATCCCAATACAACTCTTTGTAGACCGGATACACGTCTTCTTTTTTAAGCGCTTTCATAATCTCTCTGGTCGCTGGTTGACCGCTAAACTGTGCGTAAACTTTCGCTGTGACTCCCCAGTTAGTCGAACCTGGATTTCCGTAGCCATCGCCGTGATTGCCGGGATCCCGATCGTCGTCTTGATATCCGCCCTCGTTCTCGAGCAGCATCACCATGCAGCTTTCAAAATTCTTTTTCATTTCTTCTTCCTCATATTAATAAATTTAGATGCAGATCTGGTGGCAAAGCTGGCGCTAACAATTACACCGATTGTCAGCTGATACCACTCCGGCATTTCGCTAAGTGCCTGGAAACCATCCTTTACAATTTCTCTGCCCCACGACCCACAAAAACTGAGCACCAGGGGAATACTAAAAAGCAAAGTCAACCATTCGTCTTTGAGAGATGACTGCGAGGCGCGCATTGCTGCAAGATCCCAATCGATCTCGCCGGTTGCCTCTTTCATTTTGATCTGCGCGTTTGCTTTTTGTATGGCAGTCTTGCCCTCGATCCAGCTGGACGCTAGACCCGACACTGCGGTCACGATACTGCCTATCATGCTCCGACCTTTTTCATTGCTGCCTTGTGTGCCTGGCTGAACGTCATTGAATCATTCGCCATGCTTTTAGTCATCGCTTGCATATGCTTTTTGGTGTGATGCTTAGAGTGTTTCTGCATTGTTTTTTGCTGCCGCTTTGTCAGCTTGTCATAAAGTTTTTTACTCATCTTTGCTCTTTGATTCTTTTGATAGGAACACCGCAAGGGATCCGGTCATGGCCCCGGTTACAACGGATATAAGACTTGCTTGTTGTGTTGTAAGATCTGGCTGGCTCAAGGCCCACTCGATGCAGCGGATATACACACCGGTCATAATAACCATCATTAGCCTGGGAATAATCTTCCAGCGATCCAGGTTTTCCGGAGTCATTTACTTTTCTTTTTCTGGACAGTCTTGCCAGCTGCCGACTTTGATAGCTTTGGTCTGCCCCTCTTTTTGGTTGATGTAGACGCAGTAATATTCGTTAAGACTTCTACCGGCTCCGGTTTTCCGAACCCTTTTAACCAGGTCATAATGTATGCGATCATCGTGCGCTCCCTTAGTTTGAATAGGTAATATAGATAATGATAGCCACAACAACGACAATGCTGCCGCCGATAATGTAAGCAAAAATTTTAAGATCATTTATTAGTTCTTTGCGACGCTTTGCTTTTGCTGCTAGTCGTTTACGCTCTGCCTCGTTATATTCTTTGATGCGTTTCTTTCGTTCTTCCTGAATTCCACGAAACGTGCCATGTCCAAACCTCTGGTCTATTAAAACAGAGATGTTATAAAGCTCTTCCTCGGCAAGCTTTGCACTTATCGTATCTGACGCGATTGATTTAATGCTAAACGATCCCGGCGGCGCTTTGTGTTTCTTTGCACGATCGATCCTAGCCTTGCCGTCTAGCAGCTGATCGATACTAGACGCAATATCGCGAACGTCCTTTGCGCTGCCTATAGTAGACTTAATCGCGTCCACAGCACTTTTAAAAGCCGCCGCAGCTGCGATGGCCTCACCAACCCCAAAACCAAGCATGCGCCCCCCGGTGTTAAATTAATGTATTTGAAATAAAACTGTGATGAGCATTGTCATAACAGCACCCATGCCACCGACCAACACCATCTCCAGCCGTTTTAATCTGTAAAAGATTTCTTTAAACTGAATATGATTTTCAGTTTCTAGTTTCGTTATACGTTCTGACAGTTTAGTCATTAGCTAGGCTTTGTTGGCCAGGTAACAGAGGACATATCTAGCGACCCATCACTTGATAGCTTTGGTGATGCACTAGCTGGCAAATCTCTAAGCTGTTGTCTATAGGTCTTCCAGTTATCGGCAAGCGTTACATCAGAGTTTGCCATCCAATCTGTTTCTGCGAGAAGTCGATCTCGTTCAACTCTTAGCAATCGCATTGGCTCTGCGGTCGTAAGCTCTGTCTTTTTATCAGACACAGCTTTCCATGTTGTTCCAAAGTCTGAGGGTTTATCACTTTCAATAGCTGAACCATTGCTGTCTGCTCCAGTAACCTTACGAAACATCTGGTTAAACTCTGTCTCATTTGTAGGCTCTCCTCTGAGTACCCACTCTGTAACTCCTAAACTCGATAATGCTGTTGCTATATCTGTCATTGTGATATCTCCGTTGCTGAAATCCAAGACACACCTCTTTCATGGCTACCGTTGTCTGTGTCATCTTTTGTTCTGTTTATCAACAAATCATTAGTTGCGTTTGTATTTACTCCTAATTTATACGCTATTGCTGACGTACTGCTTGGAGCATCAAAGTATCCTAAGTGAGCCATCTCAGCGGTAGAAGAAGTTTCATTATGAAAACTTACTGTTGGTACAACAATTCCTATTCTTCTACTTCCAGCCGTTTCTGTGTTTGCTAACTTCGTGCTATCTCTGAAAAAGAAGAACACAGTATCATGAGGTGAATTAGAACTTTCTAAAAATACTTGTGCTTCTAGTTTTATAATTGAAGATGTACTTGTTGGCGTTATATTTACTGTAAAATTACTTATTGCTTGGTCAGCATTTGCACTTGCAATAGTTTCTCTTTGATTGGTTGTTAGCTGAAAATATTTAACTTGAATAATATGCCCTGGAATAGCCACAGTTCCAGCCGTTGTCTTCCCCTGTATTGTATCGACTTTGAGTGTACTCATTGGGCTATCTCCATCAGTGTTATTCTTGAGGGAACAGCAATATCTGTGTTGTCCTGTCTGCCACCAATTTTAGCAGTTCCGTTTACAGCCGCTGCTTGTAGGAAGTACGTTGTTGCACTTGTTGTTGATGGACTATCTAAAAACTGTATAGCCCAACCTTTAACATCAAAATGATTATATTGTTGACCACCTGGATTTGTTAATGCTCCAGAAACATTATGATAGCCAGCGCCAGAGCCAGACCCTATTTCAGTCGAACCTCTTAATAGCCTAAAATAAAGAGCATTACCAGCTTCTGGAGTTGCACAACCAGTGCATTGTATAAGTATTTTTGAAGTACTAAACTTGGGTGTTATTGCTTGCGAACAAACACTTCCATAACTACTAGAACTGTTTGAAATCTGTGTTAAAGTTTCTCCTTGAAGAACTTGCACCACATGACCAGCCGGCATCTGAACTGTACCGCTTGAAGTCACTCCTTCGATTTTGTCGGTTTTTAATATACTTGCCATTGTCTTATCCTATGAAGGTTTTGTTGGGAAGGTTACTGAAGATGGGTCAAGACTATTAAAGTAAGGTGCTTGTGTTCCTATCTTTGGAGATGCTGTCTTTGTTATATCTCTCAGCGATTGTCTATAGGTAGCCCACTCTGTTTTTTTGCTATCTGACAAAGGGCTATCATTAGCCTGTGTCCAATCGCTTTTTTCTAACAATTTATTTCTTTCAATTCTCAATGCTTCTAATTCTACACTCATTTTTTTATCCTAAAAAAGTAACACCAAAGTTAAAATAATGTGCATCTGTTCTGGGGTAGGTATAACTTAAACTGCCACCACACGCTATTTCGTCTCCCACAGTACATTGTTTAACAAAAACTATATTATTTCCATGAACACTATTATCATTATTTGTCCATTGTGATTGAAAGCCATTTGACGTATCATCACCATCTTGGGCGAAAATAATCATGTTTCCAAAGTTCGTACTATCTTCATATCCATATCCAGCACTAACAAGATAAAGGCCTGTAACTGGAACAACAAACTTGCCAGTAGAATTTGTGAAGTGTGAACCTATATTATGAGACACCTCATCAAAATTATGCCACAGCCCAACAGTAGACGCTGTTGTTATATTGTTAATAGATTGTGACCCTGATGTTCTATTTTGAAACCCCCTCACAAGAAAGCTAGGTCTAGCTGGAGTAACAATACGCCCTGAACTATCAATCGTTTGAGCCGTAGTATTATTCGTATGCGATATTGTTTCTACTTGTAATTTACTCATCAGACTATCACCCACGTTCCAGCCACAG